GATTTATGGGATAGAGCCAAAACTTGGTTTTTTACTAACGTATTTAGAAGTCCGAGACAGATGGAAGAATATTTTATACGTAATGGGTATACTAAAAATAATTTAGAATTTAACAAATTCACCAATCTAACGGGAAGAAAAAATGTTGCCGTTGCTAATCTTTTACAAAAATATGTAATTAAGTATGTTTATGTACCCACAATCGTCGGTCTTGTTTTGTCGGCATTTGAAGTTATTGCGAACTTTTTTCAAGGAGGTGATCTTGACCCTATTGATGGACCTATGATTGAGAATTTTACAAGGGCATTCTATGGTTGGGGATTAGGTGATACCATATTTGAAGGTCACCCTGAATGGTATAAGATGGTAAAAAGTTATGGTTATGGTCTTTTGGACGCATTTATTCCTCCAGTTGCTGACGTTTTAGTTGGTGTGATTAATTATAGCCGTAAGGAAAGTAGTGGAGAACTCAAATCAGGTGAAGAACTATTCAAAGAAAAAACAGATGAGATATATGATGGAGCCGTCGAAAAGGCTAATACTAAAGCTAACAAGGTTTGGTCAGATTCTGATGTTGACACTAAAAAGGCGATGGAAGACAGAACATATTACACGTACGTAAAAAATCTTTTAGAAAATAATGGATATAGTACTCTTACAGTAGAACAACAAAAATTTTTATTAGGTAGACTATCATTTGAACCGACACCGAATTTAACGGCATTGCGTAATATAAAGGTAAAATCCATACCAAAAGGACTTACTGATTTTAAAGGGATTAATAAAGAAGATTATATTGATGCCGATAATATTGAAAAATCCATTAATATAGAAACCGTTGGAAATGCGGCACTACAAGGAAAGTCTGGTAAGAAATATGTTATTACTACAGCATCTAAAACATCAGGGGATCCATTTAAAGTGTTAGATAAAACAAACGACAATAATATAGAAAAACAAGGAGTTGCGGTGGTTAAACCATCGTATGGTGAAATAAAACCAACAACAGACTTATCTTTTATTAGTTTAAACCAATTTTATAATGAATATAACGACCTATAAAAAATAATAGAATATGAGTAAAAGATTTGACGAAGATAACTACAAACATTGGAAGGATACTTTCAAGTTTCAATCCTATGATGAGGATAACGCAGAATATAAAGACGTTAAAATCAATATGGAAGATGTAATGGATAGAATAGACCATTATAGAAAAAAATACGATGAGGATGATGCTTTTGTAAGAGCAGTTATCGATACCCACGAAAATATAGTAAAAATTATGTTTACAAAAGATTTGGCACATTTAATTGAGTCTTCAGAATTAATTGGATTTGCTAAGGTACTACAAAATTTAAATGAGTCGAGAGGTGAAATGGAAATTTGGTCGGTTGCAAGACCTGCAGATGGAAACTGGTTTTTAGTTAAAGGATCGTTCAATAAAAGACAATTAGCAAATATGGATCTTCACAAAAAAGAAAGACCAAATAAGGAAGAAGAAAAAAGTGAAAACCCTGCACAAGGGTTAAAAAAAAAAGAAGAAACCGCAATACAGACACTAAAGACTAATGAGGTTTCTGGGTTAGAAGAGTTACCTATTAAAATAAAACAAAAGGTTAAAGAAAAAATGGCAAAAGGTTGGACAACAGAACAACCTTACCAGTTTTTTAGTGAGTACTATACTGAGAGTGATATAAATTCCGTTTTTAATGATAAAATTAAAATTTATAAGTTAAACGCAACACACGAATTTTTTGAGTCACTAAAAGAAAACTCACCAAAGGTAGGACTTAAAAGAGGTTTTTGTCGATCAATATATTTAGCCAAGAATGATTCAGACATAACAGAGGATCAAGAAAAAATCGTAAAACACATCATAAACAAATGTGATCAAAAATTTGAGGGTAAGATAGGTATTTATCGGTCATCCCCAAACTAAACATTTTTACCTAATATTTATTGTAAATGAAAAAGTATTTACAAATAAGCGAAGACGAAAAACAATATATCCTAAAAAAATATAAACTATTAAATGAAACAACAAAGACAAACAGTTGTGAAGGTAATTGTATTAACGGTAAGGGAGTATTAACGTATACTAATGGTGACGTTTATGATGGTTTTTTTGAAAATAGTAAAAGAGAGGGTGGTGGTGTTTTAACATATAAGAGTGGAGATATATTTAGCGGAAATTTTAAAGACGATAAATTTGAGGGTAACGGACTATATAAACACAGATCAGGGATTGTTTATGACGGTCAGTGGATAACAGATGTGACGACTGGTGATTTTTTACCAATACCATCACCATCAGACGGTAATTTTACTGTATTTTGGCCTAATAGTATGGGTGGATATACATACAAAGGATTTTATGGAACAAACGGAACAAATGGTCGAGGAACATTTAAATTTCCTGATGGGACAATATACACAGGTGAATTTAAACAGGACGAATTTGAATCTAAAATAGTGTTTGATGGTACTGCCGAAGAAAATGATGGTGTAAGTATTAGTACTGAAGATTTGGTAGATTACCATAATAACCCTTCTGTTAATGGTGATCAAGAAGAGATTAAAAACGAACCGGAGGTTATCGCAACACCCGATGAGAACGTTGTTGAGATATCGGAAGAATTAAGAAAAAATTGGCCAGGTTGTAATGGTAGTGGTTCATTGAAACAATACTTTTTTAATGGTGAAGAAGGGTCTGTTGATCGTGGTTACCTAACTAAAATACCTGAATTAGGTTGGGCGAAATTTAAGGGTGAAATTGACGGAAAACAAGTTACAATAGAAAGAGGTTGTTTTGATAAGTTTAAAATCCTACAAGGTATAGAAACAGGTGAAAGAGGGGATTTTGATGGTTTTTACTACACGGAAGACTCCGAATACGATTTTTTTATTGGGGATGAAAAACTGGGTAATAGATTTAAATTTGGGACTTTAAAAAACTCAACAGAATATGATTTTTACGATAAGACTTGGTCATATAGGGGTAACTTTATTGATGGTAGGATAGACGGAACAATACAAAGTAAACCAAAAAATGATAGTAACAATAACGACCGATTCGGTACAATAAAATTTGGTGACGGTAATAGTTATGAGGGTGACTTTATGGATTCCTCTATTGGTGGTTACGGTCAATTTACATTTAATGATGGTATGAAACTCGATGGGTTCTTTTCCTCATCAAGAAAAGAGGGTGTTGTTATAACGGTTACATTAAGAGATGGTAAATCAATACCCGACATATTCAAATATCACGATAATTACGTATCCCCTGAAGTTAAACCAGATGTGGATAATACGATCGGAGCAATAAAGGGATCGACATTTAAGGGGACCACTGTATTTACATTGTCATTAGAAAGTACAAAAACAGGTAAGTCTAAAAACTTTGAAAAATCACCATTACCTAACGTTTCTATTCGGTTAACGAATTTAACTGATAAAACAAAAGTCTTTCAGGCAAAATCAGATGATTCGGGTAGTTTTGACATTAAAGGTGTTACTTTCGGAAAATACGATTTGTCTTTTATATATGGTAACGAGAATGAGGGGTTTGTTTTTAAAAAAGAGGGGTATCAAATAAATAAAGACGTAACAACCGTTACGGTTAATTTAAAACCAACAAAATCATTACAAAAATCACTTAACCGTGACGTGATTAATTTTGATAAGTCCGAAACTAACGAATACGGTCGATCCTCACTTCCGGGATCAGGGGCAGAAACGTCCGATTTATTATCAATGAGTGACACAGAAATATTAGATTATTTAGGTTATTTACAAACAATACAATCAGGAAATAAAAGATACCCAAAAGTAACAACCAAAGAGTTATGTCTAAAGGAGTTTAAAGATTATGCTAATATTATAAGAAAAATATATAAAAAAGAGATTGATCCCGAAACACTTAAAAAAAGTGGAAATAATTTACAACCAACAAAAAACTTCCTACAAGCGTGTGTTAAGGATTTTGGTGATAAAATCACAAATAATAAAGACGTTAAACTTGTATTAGCTCCTCCTGGAGAAGCTTACGATTATGGGTTAAGATTGGAAAATAAAAATAAACGAGATATTTATAGTAAAGATATGGGACTTTCAAACACAATTAATAAAGTAATAATGGAACATTCTGATAATAAAAAAAGAATGGTCCAAGAATCTAAAATATTGAATAATAAATTTAATTTTATTATTGATAACTACGATTTAAATCGTAAATCAGAAAGAAAATTAGCATTTAATGAAATAAGATCAGAAAGAAACTATTTAATTAGATTAGGGTACGATAAAACTTTAGTTAAGGAATCATTCTTAGAGGTAATGAAGAACTTATTTGGTGAATCAGGACAAAACCCCGTAGAAGACTTTAAAAAGGGTCTTAGTGAAAAATTATCATCTCCTATTGATCTAAAAGTTTTGGTTAATGAGATGGATATCGCTATCATTGAGAACGCATTTAAAACTGAAATGCCAAAAGACGAAATAATGAATTTGTTAATGGAAAAAATAAAAGAAAAAATTGAACCACAGGTTAATGTCGTATTTGATAACATCAATAAAAAGATGGATGACTTTCGCAATGCCGTTGGCGGATTACAAGTATAACGGTCGAAACTTCGAGTAGAATCTTAGTTTCATAAACCTTAAAGAAAGGGAGGTGTTCCAAAATCTAAGAAAGGTGTTCCGAGAGGAATACCTTTTCTTTTATTAGGGTATTTATATAATATGGAATTTAATATTAGAAAAGGTGCGACATTACCATTTATTGAGGTTAATTTAATTAAGGACGGAAGGACTGACTATAATTATGTTGGAACGAACCTTAGTGGTAATACCATTTATTTCTACATGAAAAATGTGGAGACAGGATTTTATAAAATTTCAAATTCAATTGCAACTTTTTCAACAACTGATAATTCCATTTATTACCAATTTACAAAAAAAAATACTAATACTGTTGGTAGGTATGAAGGTGGATTTAAAATATATTCAGATCAAGGTTTAATCGATATGCCTTTGAGAAATAAAATATTTATAAACGTTTTAGAGTCGATCAGTAATGTGGATTTTTGTTGTGGACCAAATAAAAATATAGGACCAATACCGACTCTAACACAAACACCAATACCAACACCTACTCCTACCCCTACTCCTACATCCACCCCAACACCAAGTGGTCAAGGGTTCTATTATGGTAAATTCAACAACACATCAATTACGAGTGGTGATGTGGTAAGTAACTTAACGTTTGTAACCACAAATATTGCGGTTAACGGTTATGTACCATTTGGTGTGGGATTAGGGTATGGATATACAATTATACCTGTAACATTTACACAACCAACAGAATTTATAGATAGCACAGGTGGATGTACTGGTATTCAAATACCAACAAACAATATTGGTCAAGTAATAATAAATAATATTAATAATGTTCCTGTGACGTATAACGTTTATAGGACATTCTTTAGGTTCAATGGAACATTAACAAGTTGGATGTGTGATTAATGGGTATATTTAGTTTATCAGGGGGAGTCGAGGTTGTAGGGTTTATATCCCCTACCGATCCATTGGATACTTATCCGGTGATCGACCCATTATATGGTATCGATGGTTTTAGAAACGTTAACACACTTTCTGATTTAGATATTATTCCTGAACTTAGAAGACGCGCAGGAATGGTTGTGGGTGTTAGTGGTGGTACTGCGTATTACAAACTTAATTCTTCGCCATGGAATTTTGATTTTACCGATTGGTCGGTTTTTAATACTGGTGGTTCTGTGAGTGGTAATTATTTACCATTATCTGGAGGTACCGTAACCGGATCCACAACATTCACAAGTGGGATTACTACTAATACAATATCAGCCACAACATATTCTAATTTACCAACAGATGTTAGAGTGACAGGTGGTACTTACTATACTGGCGGAACAATAATATTTGATTATAATACGGTTGGTAATTTTCCTGTAACAGGTTTAACTGAAGATCTTAATAACGCAATTGATGGTCTTGCTGAGGCTGATGAATTAACAATTGAGTTAGACGCTTTAACAAATAAAATTAGATTAAAGGATATTGTTGCACCAGGTAGTGGAGGTACAAGGACTTTTCAAGGTGACATTGTTATTGAGAGTGGATTAACAGCAACAACTGCATTTATTATCTACACACAATGGACGTTGGATTTTATGGATTCATTAGCTCTTGAGATTTACGCACCTAATGATATTTCAATTGATAGTATTATTAATTTGGTTAATAGTCCAACAACGACAATATTAGTTAATAATTCACCGTACACACCAGCAACATTAATTACTAGTGGTAATAAAATTAATGTAACAACCGATATTAACTCGGTCATTCAATTTAATATAACAAACTATTTATAATATATGTCAACAAGAACAATACATTGGACGGAGGACACTAAAACAATGAAAATAAGGACAGATGTTCCGGGTTTTTTCATTGAGTTTGGACAACAAATGGTAATTAGAGTTAAAAACGATACGGAAAATTTAATCCCACCCGGCACTGTTGTTTATTTAAATGGGTCCCAAACATTTCCAACTTTGGAAATCGCCGATCACTCTTCCTATCTAACATCTGAAGGAACGTTAGGGTTTGTTGCTCATAATATGAGTGGTAATACCGATGGTTATGTTGTAACAAAGGGGATATTTAGAAATGTTGATTTAAGTGATTTTTCAGATGGTAATGTGATTTATTTGTGTAGCGGTGGTACATTCACAAACATTAAACCAATTGCACCACTTCCGGAGGTTTATCTTGGAACTGTAATTAAATCAGGTGTTAATGGTATTTTAAATGTTGATATTAATCTTGGTTTTGAACTTGAAGAATTACACAACATAAAAATAACCAATCCAAGTAACGGCGACGCATTAGTTTGGGACACAGACGAATCTCTTTGGATGAACAAAGGGATTAGTAGTGTTAGTGGTAACACTAGCTGGACAATTGATTTTATGGACTCAAACAGTATTGATATTTATCCCGTAACAAATTTTAGAATCACTTCAATTGACAATATCAAAAACACGCCAAGTATTACTATTTTAGTTAACGATATTAGTTATAATTTAAACCAACCAATATCAAGTGGTGATAAAATCACAATAATATCGGATATTAATTCGGTTGTATTATTAAACATAGAGGAATAATGAATAATTTATATTTTAAAGCGAAGCCACAAGTTACACCTTTTACTGGAGGCACAATCGCAAATTTAACGGTAACCGGTAATACAATTGTTGGTGGGTTAACAGCAACAACAATATCTGCAACAACATATAATAATTTACCGACAGATGTTAGAGTAACAGGTGGTACATACGATAATAATACTGGTACTGCAACATTCACTAATAACACTGGAGGAACATTTAATGTTTTAGGGTTTTATACGGGGGAAACCGATGACAACCAATTCGTAACAGGTTTTACGTATAACAATAATACATTTACCATTTTAGATAATAGTGGTAATACATTCAACGCAACCATCAACACAATGACTGGTTTAACCATCAACGGTAATTTGGATGTAACATCTATTGATGATGTAGATTATATTGACTTCAACACATCAGCAGCACAAGCAGGAGATATTGGTAGATTAATATGGAACAATCAAGATGGAACATTAAATTTAGGTTTAAAAGGTGGCAATGTAACTTTACAAGTCGGTCAGGAACAAGTTATAAGAGTAGTTAATAAAACGGCTACAAATGTTAATTTATTAGAAGCTAATTATCAAGCGGTAAGGGTAACGGGGGCACAAGGGCAAAGATTAAAAGTAGATTTAGCACAGGCAACAAATGGAGCCTTAAGTATGGAAACTATTGGATTAGTAACAGAAACAATAAATAACAATCAAGAGGGGTTTATAACAACAAGCGGATTGGTTCGTGGAATTAATACTACTGGTTCTTTACAGTCTGAAACGTGGGCAGATGGTGATGTTGTATATTTAAGCCCAACAACGGCAGGTAATATTACAAATGTTAAACCTATAGCTCCTGATTATTTAATTGTAATAGGTTATGTTGTTTCGGCTCACATTACACAAGGTTCTATTTTTGTTAAAGTCGACCATAGTTATGAGTTAGGAGAATTACACGATGTGTTAATTACAAGTCCAGTTAATGGTAATGTAATACAATATAATTCTACAACTTCATTATGGGAAAATACAGTTATATCAACAACTGACATATATGTAACAGGTGGAACATATAATTTTACTGGGGATACATTAACCTTAAATAGAAATGATAATAACCAAATTCAAATAACAGGATTTACATATGAGAGAAATTCGGATTATGTTTATCCATATTTTTATGGGGGTACGGCACCACTCTATACATTAAACTCAACCCCAAATTGGATTATAAAACGAGTTGACTATACAACATCAGGTTCACCAATAACATTAACGGCTATTGGTTCTTGGGATGATAGATATATTTTAATATATTCATAAATAAAAAATAAAATAAAATAAAATGGAAACAAAATTTAGCTTCGTAATAAATTGTACTAACGGTGATAATTACGCTTTAGTATGTTCTTGTTGGAAATTAGATGGTGAGGGAAACCGAATTGACGAACAATCTGAAACAAAAACACAAATCACCCTTGAAGTGGCATTAATTGAACAAAAAATATTCATTGACAAATGGCTTTAAAATATCCTTTAGCAAATGGTAACTGGAGTAATGCCGCCAATTGGAATGGTGGTACAGTACCAGCTCTTGGTGATGATGTAAGAGCAAATGGTTTTACAGTCACAATAGATGTAGATATAGATGTATCACAAATAGCTACCGTTGCATTGGCACCCGCTGTTGCTGGGGGCACTTTTGCTGTGAATAGTAGCCGTAACATAACAGCTAACATTAATGCGGGAAATACAAGTTGTTTAACATCAGCAAGTGCTATAATTGTAACCGTTATTGGTAACATTAATGCGGGTAGTGGGAATGTAATACATGGTATAAATTTTACTAATGTAGGTTCTATCTTAAATGTAACGGGTAACGTTGTTGCTGGTAGTTCTGTAAATGTTCAGTTTGGAATTAATACATCCGGCACCCTTAACTTTATTGGAAATGCAACAGGTTCTGCAACAGGTTTTAATTCCGCCGCAATTAATATAAATGTTGGTGGTATACTAAACTTTACAGGAACTATTCAAGGGGGTAGTGCTATTAATCCATCTTACGGTATTTTAACTGCTGGTAACGGCACATATAATGGAACAATAGTCGGCGGTAGTGTTGGTAGTAGTTCAGGTTTAAGAATAACTGCTGGTATTCACACCATTAATTCTAATGTTACTGGTGGTGGTTCGGCAAGTTGTCACGGTATTATAACAATAGCAGGAACGCTAACAGTAAATGGTACTGTTACTGGTGGTAATGGTGCACTTGGAGCTCAACTAACAAACACAACAGCCACATTTAATGGTAACATTAGTGGTTCAGCATCATCAGCATCACAGGGATTATTTGTAACCGATACAGCATCAGTTGTTACTGTTTCAACGATGACATTTAGTGTAATTGGAACTACCCCGATTTATGGGTTTGTTAAATTTAAAAATACAGCCCCCACTGTAACAGTAAGAAAAGCGAATAATACGAACCAAACACTTGTTGACCCATCAACAACTGATATTCCAATAGTAGGGAATGTTAGAGATGGTATAGTTTACGCAACAGGTTCTTTAACTGGTACGTTTAAAGTTCCTTCACCACTTACGGTTGCACTTGGAGTACCGACAGATAACACAGTAGGTTCTGGGGTTATTACAATTGGTGATATGGGGACATTATTAGCATCATATATAGTTTAACAATGATAGATTTTAAAATAAATAAAATTAAAAATAAAATAAAATGGCTTTAAAATACCCTTTAGCGAATGGAGTTTGGAGTAATGCTGCCAATTGGAATGGTGGCACTGTTCCAGTCCCTACTGATGATGTTAGGGCTAATGGTTTTACCGTCACAATAGATGTGGATATAGATGTTCTGCAGTTATCTACAGCACAATTACTACCTGCCAACGCTGGTGGTTCTTTTGTCGTATCCACAAGTAGAACTTTAATTTGTAATATTATTGCAGGAACCACTAACGTTTTAACATCAACGGTGGGTAATACCGTAACACTTATTGGTAATATAACAGGAGGTGCTCAATTTTCTCAATTTGCTGTAAGTTTTACTAATGCGGGTTCTATACTTAACGTAACAGGAAACTCATTAGCACCAACTGCTGGTGGTGGTGCGCCCGCAGCATTAAATTCAGCAGGTACTGTTATCTTTGTTGGAAACGCAAATGCCGGTATAGGTAATCCAAGTGGAGCAGCAGCTATTAACATAACAAGTACGGGTAATTTAACATTTACAGGAATTGCGACTGGAGGTGCGGGTACAGCCGGTTGTTATGGTATTCAGTCTCTTGGTAATACAATATTAAATGGAAGTATAATTGCGGGTAGTGCAGTTAATTCAAGTGGTGTTAGGTTAAATGGAGGTACTCACACCGTAAATTCTGATTGTACTGGTGTTGGTGGAGGAACTAACACGTATGCTTGTATTATAGTTAACTCAACAGCAACTTTTAACGGCAACATATTTGGCTCAACATCATCAAATAGTGTAGGACTTTATGTAACCGATACAGCATCAAATGTTACTATTTCAACAATGTCACTTAGCACGAGTGGTGGTATGCCAGTTGCTGGTTTTATTAAATTTAAAAACACCGCACCCACTGTAACAGTAAGAAAGGCAAACAATACAAATCAAATACTTGTTGACCCGATAACAACTGACATACCTATTGTGGCTAATGTTAGGGATGGTATAGTTTACGCCACTGGTACATTAACAGGAACATTAAAAGTACCACCACCTTCTTCAGTTGGTGTTGGAGTTCCAACCGATAATACAGTAGGCACCGCAGTTATTAGTGTAACTGATATGGGGGCATTATTGGCTTCGTATGTTATTTAAGTGAAAAACTATGGGAATTTTTATACTCAATTACAAGTAGGTGAAGAACGAACAGTTCAAACGGTATTAGATTATACTAAACTTGGTTTTAATCAATTGGGTTATGATGTCGTCGTTGATAATGTGTTATAAATCTTACTATGTTATATTTATTAAATAAAAGTAGATGGCGAATAAAAAAATATCAGAATTACCATATATTGGTGTACCTAAGATTTCAGGAAATACGTTGGTTCCTTTGGTTACCTATTTTAGTGCCGCAACAGGAGATACGGTTCATACATATATATCAGATTTACAAACCTATTTAATTAGTGGTCTTACGGGAAATACTGATGTTTTTGTAACTGGCGGAACATACTCTGCTGGAACAATAACAATAACAAATAACACGGGAGGGACGTTTAATATAACTGGAGTCACTTTTAGTGGGGGTAGTAGTGTGGTTGGTGATTATTTACCATTAAGTGGTGGAACTGTCACAGGAAATACAATATTTACTCAAGGAATAACTGCCACCACAATAAGTGCAACGACCTACCAAAATTTACCAACAGATGTTAGAGTAACCGGTGTAACAAATTCAAATAATACTTTTACATTTACAAATAACACCGGAGGAACCTTTAGTACTATATTTAATACAGTAACGGGATTAACTATAAATGGTAATTTAACTGTGACGGGAAATACAAATGTAAGGGCATTTACCGGAACGACGGGTTACATTTCAGGGTCAGGACAAAACATATTAACAGTTATCGGATCAGGAAATTCAACTACTTCTCCATTATTTACAGTTCAAGGATCAAGTGGTGAGTTATTTAGTGTAAATGACAGTTTGGTTGGTTCATTATTTAGTGTGAATGATATATCGGGATTACCAATTTTAGAGGTATTTTCTGATAACACAACGTTGATGGGTTCGTATCAGGCACCATCATTAAACACAACAACAAAGGTTTCTTTAACTGCAGGAACAAATACCGTTTATTCAATTCCAACAAGTGCGTACACAGGAGCATTTATTGATTATACATTAGTTAGTACGGGAACAACGGGAGCAAGGGCAGGAAATATTATGACAATATGGAGTGGAACAAGTGCAAACTTTACTGAAACATCAACAAACGATATTGGCACAACAACGGGAGTAACATTTACAGTTGCGGTATCAGGAAACGACGCGGTTCTTAGTAGTTCGGCAACAACTACCGGATGGACATTAAAGACAATTGTAAGGAGTATATAAATGAGTTTCAATTTTAGTCCAAATATTGTAACCGATAGTTTAGTGCTTTACTTAGATGCTGCTAATACGCGTTCGTATGTGTCCGGATCAACAATTTGGTATGATTTAACGGGTAATAATCTAAACGGTAATTTAGTGAATGGTCCCACATTTTCAAACACAAATAATGGATACCTTAGATGCGATGGTTCTGACGATTATATAGAAGTACTTGATAATACAATATTAGATTTTGGATCAAATAATTTTACAGTTGAATATTGGTTTAGAAAGCTATCGACATCGGTTGGTGCTGGTAATGATAACATTTGGGGTGTCAATAAATGGAACACGGGAACCTCACCTAGCACAAACGAATGGGTTTTAAGTATCGGAAACACAAACGTCGATAGTTACGGTTTCTCTGTTGTTGTTGGTACCACAATATATTCAACAGGTATTAGTGTTGATCAATTATCAATAAATGTTTGGTATCAGTTGGTTGGCGTTAGAAACGGAGGTTCTTTAAAAACATATCTTAATGGAGAATTAAAGCAAGATGTATCGCCAAGTGGGTTTTCTTCTTCGTCAGTTATAAATAATGTTGGAAGAAATTTAAGGATAAATAATAGTGCGGTTGATGCTTTTTATACTAATGCGGATAACTCTAATATAAGAATTTATAATAGGGCGTTAACCACCGCGGAAGTTAATAGAAACTATAATGCACTAAAAAATAGATTCGGATTATAATGGCAGGAAATATTGCACCTTACATAATAAAAGACAGTTTAGTGTTGTATTTAGATGCAGCAAACACTAAATCCTATGTTAGCGGATCAACCACTTGGGATGATTTATCTCGTGATGAAAATAATGGAACGTTAACAAATGGTCCCACATTTAATAGTGAAAATGGTGGGAGTATTGTATTTGATGGAATTGATGATTATTTTATAACACCAACCGGATTAACACCATCATTAAATATTACTTCACAAATCACTTTAGAAACATGGTTTAAGTCTACCTCTTTGGCAAACGCAACACACGGAGATAATTTATTTAGTAAAGGATTATCGACAGACCTAAATAGTGGTGTTTATGAATTAAATTTAGCTAATAACACAACAGCAAATATACCTTCATTCAGAATGAGAATAGGATCATCAACACCAACATATAGTCCAACAAACATACTAATTAATTTAAATCAAATATACCATATTGTGTGCACATATAACGGAGCGATTATGAGAATTTTTGTAAACGGTATTGAAAGTGGTTCTGGATTATCCGCATCAGGAACAATACAAAATAGTACACAACAATTAACAATCGGCGTTAGGTTTGTACATAGAACAGGGATTGCCGATTCTTTCTTTTCTGGTAATATTTATTTATCAAAAATATATAACCGCGCTCTATCCGCGACAGAAGTTTTACAAAACTACAACGCAACTAAAGGTCGGTTTGGTTTATAACAAATATTTATAATTATGGAAACACAAGAATACCCAAACAGAGAATTTATGATATTTAACGTATCAGAATTAAACACAATAGACTTTACACAAGTCTTAGAAACCTCAATTGATACTGTTAGAAGATCTGTTGACGGAACAAAGACATTTGTAAAATGGGATGGAAATACAATACCATCAAGTGTTGAGAATCTAACAACAAAGGAAGGTCCTTACACGTATGATGAAATAATAACAATACTGGGTGGTCCTGAATGGACTTCAAATGATGAATTAGTATGAGTACTGTAGGTGGTGGTGTTAATATTGTAACTAATGGTCTTGTATTATATTTGGACGCATCAAACACTAAATCCTATGTTTCTGGATCAACCATTTGGAATAATGTTAGTAGAAGTGGGAATAATGGAACTTTAACGAATGGTCCTACTTTTAATAGTGAAAATGGTGGGAGTATTGTTTTTGATGGGGTAAATGATTATGCAAATTTAGGGACAAATATAAATTTTTCCACATATAATAGTGGATTTACTATTGGATTTTGGGTAAAATTATCTAATACAAGCTCTCAAAACCGGTATCTTTTTTCTAAATTAACAAATGGCGGGGCGGATAATCAATTTTCAGTGGTATACGGTTATGTATCAAATACCTTTGAATTGTATGCTGGTGTTGGGGGGGGGCTAATCGAACTATTAGAACAAACTCACAAATTGTAGTTAATGATACTAATTGGCATTTCTTATATTATACTGTTGGTGCAACCACCCAAGGATACTTAGATGGTACTAGTAGATTTACAAACACATACGCTAGTTTAACGTTTACTCCATCCACAAATACTAATTACTTATCATCCTTTAACGGTTCTCAAAACTTTGGAAATTTATCCATAGCAAATATGGTTTTATATAGCCGCACACTTTCAGCCTCCGAAGTCCTACAAAACTTCAACGCAACTAAATCACGTTTTGGTCTTTAAAATATATCCGTTCTTTAGTACCGACCATTTGTTTATACCACAACTTTTCACCGTCCATCCAAATGTAAGGGTCATCAGGATTGTCAACCCACCCGTGTTTAGAATAATAATCAAAATCTTTTCTTAATAAATTTGATCTATGAGATGAATGAAAATCTTCGTCACCCAACCAATGAGGTAAAACAAACTCACCTTCAATTACATCATACTCCATTGTGTTTTTAAAACCACGAGACTTCCACACGTCAATAGAGTCGTTGTAATACTGTTTAAGTGCATTTACATAATCACGCCACATAACAGAACACGGATGTGATGTCCAACCTTTATAAGGTTGTCCGTTCTTTTTTGGTCTGCCCGTGATTGCCGATATAATTTGGTAAGCTTCAACACGTTGTTTACCTAAACGTTTATTGTCTAAGGATTCTAATGATTTTCTAAAATCTGAATATGGAAGGAATGTTTGCATACCACAAAGATACGTATTTTTTTTAATCTGCCATTGAAATAATAGTTTTTTTATGATATATATTATATAAATAAACGTTTAATTTTTATAAAATGAAAAAGTTAGTATTAGTGTGTCTTATGGTTTTGACCACAATTTCTCTGATGACTTCTTGTGGTGAAAAAACGGCAACTGAAAATGCTACACCTAACGCAACAACTGTAGAATCTACAACAAACGCTACGGAAGAAGTTGCTGACACAACAAAAAATTAATTTTCTGTTTCTCTAGAAAGTTAGCCTCACTCTTAATAAGATTGAGGTTTTTTTGTGCATAAAAAAACCCACCATAATTAAATAGTGGGATAGTTGGTGGACCAAGAGGACTCCGACTTCCTCGTCCGGCTCATCTTGTTTAAAAGACGACTACATGCTTAGGTTGACATTTTCTAATGTCCCAAAATATTTGATTTTTTACTTGACCAAAAACAAGGTTAGTTTGTTCTTCACTATCGTAAACCAACAACCAATAGACGACTCGATTTTGGGTTCAGTCGTATTCCACCTTAGTCACTTCTGTTCCTGAGCGTATGTGAACCGGCTCGCGTATCCGTAACTTATTAAGCTACAGTTACTTCTTGAGTTGAGATTAGACCCAAAGTCTCAAGGTTGTTTAGCACATTGCCATTTGTAGTGTGAATCAGTTTTTAACGAGATTAATTCAGTCCCGACATGCTTCCTTTATTCAACCAATGCCCGTCAATTCCAATATTGGCCCATATATCTTAAACGATGATTTCAAAGAACTCATACAAAGATAATACAAATGTTTTGATTATCCAATATATTTATATAAATATGTTAAAGAAAAAATTTATTTTTGAGGACGAGGAAGAACAAGAGTTAACAGATTATCAACAAATATCAAGAATGATAAAACGCAAGATAAGCGCAAATGCTATTGAGTTTTATAATTCAGAAGGGGAAGACTTTTCAGATCATATTGAAATTAAAGACGATGGTATAATGTTTACCTTTGATGGGTTACGAGATTTTTTGACATTCTTTTTTCCTGACGATTACTCAAAAGAAGATAATTCAGAGGGGTATTATGATGCATCCTATTATGAAATGATGTATGAAAAACGATGGGATTGGTACGATGACTTTTCAAATAGGAACTCCGAAGATTGGTCGGAGGGATATATTGTCCAATCGTTTAGACCTGTACATTTGGAATTACTTATAAGTTTGGCAAAATATTCATCACCAGATATGTATTCTAAACTCTCTAAAATCACAACAAACGACTTAAATGGTAAAATGTCAAAAATAATTTCTTCTTTTTTAGAGACGATAGGTCTTGAAAGTGATATTGTTGAGTTATACACCGATTCAAATGTTGATGCAGTTAGAGACTCAGTCCCAAAAGGAATTGAGGATAAATTGTGTGATTGTTTAAAACCGGTTGGTATTGATCGGTATAGTGATAGATATTGTTTTTGGAAATACCATATGGGGTGGGGAGACGCTCTATTATTATTTGCCCATTATGGTACAGACGATGGTAGTTTTTTAGACCTGTTATTTTCTACAATTAAAAAAACGGTTAGTGCATATTTACCGGAATATTATGAAATGGAGTCAAATTATTGGGATAGTGAAAAGTTTGAGGAGTCTTGGTTACCGGGTTTAACAAAAATACTTGAAAAGAAGTTGGAAGATATTGAAGAAAATCCGGATAATTACGATAAAAATTATTTTGACGTTGTTGATAAAGTTATGAAAATTGGTGGCGTTGACGTTTGGATTAAAACAAAAGATGGAAAATACGAAATAAGAATTAACGGGATTGAACCAGACACGTCATTAATTTATTATACAATGAAAAGAAAAAATGGGTGGGATGCCAAGGGTGGTAAAACAGATATTGACAGTTTTTTAAATTTAATCTATAACGAAAAAATGTTTGACCTTTTAGAACAAGCCAAGAAATTTTCAATTCTTAGAAATAAGACGTTCCTTTAAAATCTCATATAAATAAGGGACATCGTCGTCACTTATAAAAACGGAAACACCATCATATATATCCGAAATCGTGATTCCGTCTTTCTCTTCAATTACATCAACAGTTTCCAATTGATGGATATCCTCTTCTTTTAAATCGTCGTCCATATCAAAACCAACCAAAGAGTTCATTACGGTTTGTGATGTATATGTGATTGGTTTATAAACATATTCGTATTTCTTATTACCAAGTTCCTTAACCATATTTTTTCCAACCTCAATTGCGCATCTTACATCTTCAATTGATACGAACTCTTGGTTTGAATGCATATTATAATACCCACAAGACATATTGATGCAAGATACATCTACTTTCTTTTTTAATTGAGATATATCGGTATAAGGGTGAGATTGAATTAACATCTCATTACCAAATGATTCTTCAATTACTTTTAAAGTTTTGGTGAAAAATTCACTGTCTCTTTCAAATAAACGAACTCCCGAGCAAATCTCGGAGATTAAATGATTTCCTGGTGCATCATATTGTGTAATGTAACCAACATCTTGTAAGAAGTTTTCATCACATTGGCTTGATCCGTGACATCCCGTTTCTTCTGAAACAAAAAGACCAACCTTAACTTTATCCAAAGTTTTCAATAACTCCAAACAAATAAAAATACCACATTTGTCATCACCACCAATTCCTGTTGGTAATCCATCTTCAGCATAAGCCTTTAAACATGGGACTTTTGCCTCGTCAAACTTTTTGCCAAAGGTGTTTGGTCTAACGAGGTCTTCTTGTATAATCATCATTTTATCTACCTTATGATGAACGGTGTCCGTGTGGGCAATAAACATCGGATAATATTCTCCTTCGTTTAATTCGCCTTTGGTTGCATATATATTCATCATATTATCTCGGTAGTAGGAGACGCTTGGAATTGTGTCAAGTTCATTGCAAAGATATTCTACCATATCCTCTTCTTGATATGTTTTGGAGGGGATTGATAGTAATTCTTTGAATTTGTCTAAGTTCATTTAATATTTTTTATAAAGATAGACTATTTATATCTAAAATACAAATAATTATGAAAAATATTTTATCAAGTTTAAACGAATCTGAAAAAAAGAGGATTCTTGAGATGCATTATAGAGCGTCAGGTAGACATTATTTAAATGAGGCTGTAAATGCTGATTATAATGTTATTAAAACGTCTATGGATGCAACATATGGTGAGACAATGAAAACCTATTTAATGTCAACCGTAACTTTACAAGGCCAAGACGAGTCAGGTAAACCAACACAAATTAAATTTAACCCAACAAACCCTTTAGGTACTATTAAAAGAAAAAATCAAATCATGGGAACAGATGTGGATGTTGACGTTTTAGATCCGGTTTATTCTTGTGTTGATATCGTATTTTTAGAAAGGGTTAATTCAGTTTTTGAATATCAAAAAGCGTACGCATCTAGTATAGGGGCAACGGGACAAATGGAAGCAGCTACGGCTAGAAGTACTTGGGAAATCGAACTTAAAAAAATAGGTGCTGCGGGATGTAAAGCAATTAGTGATTTATCAAAAGGTTTACCTAATCCACTTATTAAAGTAACAACATCTCCTGTAATCCCGCAAGAAAAGAAACCATTACCAGCGACTAAAGGAACAGGTAGTGTTGCTAGTAGTAAGGTGATAGGTGATCCACCAAATGTAATAACCGCAGGTGATTTAAAAACCATTGGTCTACCGTCAGATGGAGGACCGGCAGTGACTGGAGATGGTGTTGAACAACAATTAAGTTCCGCACCATATGGTGGTTATTTTTATTGGGGAGGAGCTAGATTTGAATGTTATGACCCTTACAAGGGAGCTCTTGTTTATAATTTTACATCACCACCATACAATGAGCCACAAAAATCAGCATACACGGCATACAAAACACAGATGGTTGCTCTTGGTAAAAAACAATGTTTAGCAAATGCTACTTGGTATAAAACCGCCCAACATATTTATTACGATAAAGAAGGAAAAGAGATTGGTAGAGGTGTTGGACCTAAAAAATAAAATAATAAATTATATAAAAAGGAACCAATTAGGTTCCTTTTTTTTATTTATATAACATTTTAATTACTTCTTTATCTATTTTAGATAGTTGTTGTGTTGTAGAGTAACCTTCGTAGAACATACTATCTTCATAAGACCAAGAGTCGTTTGCTAAACCTAACGATTGTGTTATTTCTTCAATTAGTGCGTGTTTTTTATCTAAAGATGGTATACCTGTTCTTATAAAAATTTTAACTTCACTGATTATGTTTGGTTGACTAGAACCATATACGAAACAACACCCATAACATTCAATATACGGTGATTGGTTATATAAATGTTTTGAATTAAAAGTATTAAAATCACCAAAATAAACAATTGAGTTTGATTCTGATTTATTTTTTACAATTGTAATTTTAATGTTTCCAATTAAACCGTTTAGTTCTGTAATTAAATTTTTTATATTAATTAAATCTTGTGTGGTATAGTTACCATCAATAAAAATTTTAATATCTTTATTCCATTTTGTTATTTTATTATAGTTAAGTCCTTCTATAGCTTCACTACCATACGCAACCTCATTAAAGTAAGATTGGATTTGATCTTGTGTTTGAGAAACAGAAAATAAAGATAAAAACAAGAATAAAGATAAAAGAAAAGTTTTCATAAGAGTCATATTAAATAATTATAATACAAACTTACAAAAACTTTTGACAATTACAAAATCATTTTTTTCTTTTTGTTGGTTTTTTTACTTTAACCTCAGTTTTTTTATCCGTTTCATTATATGACAAGATAAATTTAGATCCCTTCTCTGGATTATCCGATAATATCTTTTCAGTTACCGAATCATCCACCCATTTTTGTATTGTTCTTTTTAGTATTCTTGCCCCAAACCTTGTGTCGGTACCAACAGAAATGATATGTTTTTTCAAACTCTCACCAACCTCCAAATCAAACTCAATACCCTCGATTCTTTTGTGTACTTTTTCAAGTTCCAAATCAACGATTTTTAATAGATCACTTTCGTTAAGGTCTTTAAAATAAATAATCTCATCAAAACGATTTATAAATTCAGGAGCAAACTTTTTAAATAATTCTTTCTCTAAAACTGATTTAATTTCCTCCTCTTTTTTCTCAACTTTCGAATTTGTAGAAAACCCTACTCCCGTACCAAAATCCTGAACAATTTTTGTACCTATGTTCGATGTCATCAAAATAATACAGTTTTTAAAATTAATCTTTCTTCCGTGACCATCCGTTAAAAACCCTTCATCTAACATTTGTAAAAATACGTTAAAAATTTCAGGGTGAGCTTTCTCTATCTCATCTAATAAAATAACCGAATATGGTTTATTTTTAATTTTATTTAAAAACGGTGAACCATCCTCATATCCGACATAACCTGGAGATGTTCCTGTTAATTTTGACGATGCGATTTTATCAGAGAATTCACTCATATCCAATCTGATTAACGAATCTTCAGAATTAAACATATGTTTTGCAAGTTGTTTTGCCAACTCCGTTTTACCAACACCCGAATTACCGATTAGTAACCCACTAAATATTGGTTTTTTTGGATCATTTAACCCCACTTTATTTCTTTGGATTGCTCTTGATATCTTTGCAACGGCATCTTCTTGTCCGATAACCTTTGTTGATAGTGTTTCTTTTAGGGTTCTTAATTGTTCTGTCTCATCGGTTGATACTTTACTGACCGGAATCTTAGTCATTAAGGTTACAACGTCATACACAACGTCCTCAGTAACTTCTCTTTTATATAGATTTCTATTTTTTTCAAATTCGGTTTTTTCTCTTTCTAAATCATTTAAAATTTTTCTTTCTTTGTCTCTCAAGTTTGCTGCTTCCTCATATCTTTGACTATTAATAACTTTTACCTTCTCGTCTTTAATGCCTTGTGCTTGCCTTTTTAAATCTTCAATAATTTCAGGTAATTTAATCTCAACCTGAGATCTTGCCCCAACCTCATCAATAATATCAAACGCCTTATCAGGAAATTCTCTATCTGTAATGTATCTATCAGCAAGTTCAACACATAATTTTAATATGTCGTCACTATATGTTACTTTATGGTGATCTTCGTATCTGTTTTTTGAGTTTTGGAGTATTATTAACGTCTCTTCTTTCGTTGATGGGTCAACCATTACCTTTTGGAATCTTCTTTCCAATGCTCCGTCCTTTTCAATGTTCTTTCTATATTCCTCCAATGTTGTTGCTCCGATACATTGAAGTTCTCCTCTTGAAAGTGCCGGTTTGAATATATTGGAAGCGTCCATTGATCCTGATGAATTACCGGCACCAATCATTGTGTGAATTTCATCAATAAAAATGATGATATCAGGATTCGCATATAATTCTTCAATGATAACCTTCATCCTTTCTTCAAATTGACCACGATATTTTGTTCCCGCAACAATTGATGTCATATCCAAAGAAACAATTCTTTTTCCTGATAAGTTTTGGGGACAATCACCCTCAAATATTTTTTTGGCTAAACCTTCAACAATGGCCGTTTTACCACAATTATGAGATACCACACCATTAGATATGTATTTTCTTTCGTTATCTAAAACCTCCAAATCGTAGGTATTGTGAACTCCAATTTCTGACATTTCAATAACCTCATAAATGTTATTATCTTCACAATATACAAAATCACCCACGTTAATATTTTTTAATTTAACCCAAAACGAATCATTAATATATTCGACAGTTTCATTGGTTGTGTTAACGTCCACCTCAACTAAATGGTCTTCAGATCCGGATAACCCTAACCCGTTTGAAAGTTTTATTTCAAAACAGGTTTTATTTTCTTTTTTATATAAATTACCAATTAATTTATATCCGGATGGTGTTTTAACTTTATATGTTCCACCCTCGTTCTCGATCAAATTAAAAAACTCCTCAATTTTAACCCTCATAATAACTTTTTATTTTTCCAATTAGTTTATTTTCATTTAAATCATATATTAAATTAATATCATTATCCACACAAAATTTAATTTTATAATTCATTTTTTCTTTATATAATCCCAAAACCCGATCTAATTTATCTAAATTTTTACCATTTAATAACCCAAAAAACTCAATGTAAATATTTTCTTTAGGTAAGTAAAAATCACATTTCATATTACTATTAGGGTAGTTAGTTTCATAAACAAAATTTAAGTTATTTTTTTCTAAAAATAAAGCCACCCGATACTCACCTACACTTTTATATCTTATACCGTTATGGTAAGTTGGTATTCCGTAATATTGTCTATTTTGGTTTAAGTTAATTTTACTATAAATAATATTTTTTAATTCTTTACTTGTTGATTGATAAAAATTCTGTATTATCTTACTACTAATATATGGAGACAAGTCTGAATATCTTTTAATATCATCTTTAGATAACACGCAATCAATAAAATCATTAATGTTTTTATTTGTGGTGCAATGTGTGACAATGTTATTTATTTTTTCTTTAAATCCAGAATGTCTTAGAATATCTGATTGACTTTTTTCATTATATTTAAAACCACTTTTACTTTTTTGTATTTCAGAATAATTTGTTTTGTTTTTTAAACTTCTAATCCATTTATTTTGTCTTTCGTCGAACATTTCCCTCCCTTTATCCTTACCGTACTTTTCTATACATTTTTCTAAACTAAACGTACTCTGCCTTTGTTTGATTTGGTTTTTAGATTCCTCAATAGAATAACCCTTTTTAACCCAATACTCAACATTGGTAGTTGTCTTATCTTTATAATGATCGGGATTATTTTTTTTTAAATCCGATAATTTTTTACTGTTTTGTTTTTGTTTTTTAACAATAAAATTCTTAATGTCTTGATTTTCCCACCCCATACACTTTAAAAATTTTTTATTGTATATAGTATCGGGGTATTTTAAAATGGATTTAATTGTTGGTTTAACTTGTTTGTAATTTACAAAATCTGTCTTTTCAATCAATTCTTGGATTTCTTTTTTATGTGAAACATCAAATTTTATAAAGTATTTATAAAAACTTTCATTAACTATAAAGGATTCAAAATCTTTAATAGTTAAAACCTCAAATATTGTCTTACCTCTTTTTTTAATTAACATAACATTATACAGGATGTGGGAAATACCACAACCTAACTATAAATATCACATAGTTTCAATATTGTGAGTATTGACATCTGAAATCTTTTCCACCTCAATCCAAGTATCCCCTAAAACACAACCTGGTTCTCCTAATATAATTGGGTTGTTTTTCTTTCTTCTTGAAAGAATCTGAGCAATTCTATGTATTTCATTTTCTCTACCAACAACAGGATCCAATTTTCCTTCTTCTGCTAACTTAATTAAGTCTCTTGAAAAATTATCTAATACCGGTGTTTTTGTTTTAGTATCGTTAGTTTTATTTTTAGATTTGTCTGATTCGTCAAATGATTCGATCATAATACGTTTTTTAATATTTTTATTTGGTTTAAAGTTAAATGAATTCATTGTAATAATCAATGTTTTTTTATAATTGTCATTGTGTCATACTATACTGACATTCTGTCAGGTTTTATAAATCAAAGGTTTAAATTTAATGGATTGGCATTTTATTGGTGAATAAATAATCAAAATAAACTTATAAACAATAAAAATTATGTTATTTAGAAATTTTCACAACTTAAACCGTCTATTTAAAGACTTAGAACTGTCTCAGTCAGAAACTGATGATGGGGAGTGGGAAAGAAAAACGTATGTATCAGACACCGGTCTATTTTCGTATTCGTACGTAACAAGAAAACCAAAACAAATGGATGAGGTATCATCACTAAAAAAGGAATTAGATAAACGTGTTGGGGAACAAGATTTTGAAGGGGCGGTTGAGATAAGGGACAAAATAAAAAGTTTGGAAAAAAACAAAGAGAAAATAAGTGACCTTAAAAATCAATTGGACGAATCAATTAAACTCCAAGACTTTGAAAGGGCAATAGAATTAAGAGACAAAATCAACTCCCTAAAATAAGAAGAACCACCTGAAAGGGTGGTTTTTTTTTTTGATTATGTTTTTTTTAAAAACCAACATATTTATCTATAAAGAAAATAAAAATAAAAATAAAACAAATAATTAAAAAAATTATGAAAAGAGTTATTAGATTGACTGAATCAGATCTTACAAGAATTGTAAGACGAGTAATAAATGAAGGTGCCACAGTTGCTCAGACGGCAAAAAATCTTTACGACGCTAAAGGTGGGATGTTTGGAAATGATAAAGAAGCTCAGGTGGTTTCGGAATTAATGAGTATTAAAGACTACAACCAACTTAATGCGGTTAGTAAAGAATTGGCAAAACTAAATGGGGGGCTTGCGATCAATCAATTTTTAGCTACTTTTATGAAAGGGGACGATCTAGTAAACAAAGTTCATAAAGGGAGATCGGTTTTTGGTGAACTAGAAAGAATATATAATATTCCGCAAAACGTTACGGTAAGTCCATATAATCTTTACGATAATAGTAAAACATTTAAAGATGAATTGAATAGAGGATTTAGAAAGCCATGGTCGAGTGGAACTTAAATAGATGAAATATTATAAAAAAGGGAGTTTTACACTCCCTTTTTTATTTTCATATATAAGTAAAAAATAGAACCACTTAAAACCCCTATCATATGTGCGTAGGAAGAGTGAAAATTTCCATCAAAAACGTTATTTGTATACCCCTTTAAAAATAATACAAACTCACTAAAAATAAAAAGTAAACCTAAAATTTTAAGGGGTGTTGATAACACAACAGGTAATACGTTTTTACTTAAAATAAAGTAACTTATCGTTGAAAACCCAATAATAGAAAGACCTAAATGTTTCCCGCTTTGGTCAAAAAATTGTAATCCTAAAATCGCCAAACAGATAGTAAATAAAATTAATTTATAGAAATCTTTTTTTAATAAAAATTCACACTGAACCCCAAAGATTAAAAGGAAAGTTATGTTATAAATTATATGGTCCGGCATTAAATCGTGAGAAAAGGTGAATGTTAGAATTTGAAGTGGATTAAATTTTTCGTTATCGAATTGATAAAGACCTAAAAAATTAATCAAGTCTATTTGAAAAAAACTAACAATCACAGTTAGTAAGTAGATTAATATCGAAATTGAAAATATTATTTTACTTACGACAGGTATTTCTTTAATTAATTTTTTCATATGGTTTATTTTTTAGGTGAATAATTATACTACAAATATAGTGCTTTTTTATTAATTTCCAAACACCCTATTGACTTTTTTAAAAATATTTATTATCCACCATATTTATTATTATGGAACCATTTAAATATTTTATGGAGGAATTAAACCTAATCGAAGATATTGAAGAAATATATTATAGAATAAGGTTAATTTTTCAACGAGAGGGTTGGTCAAATGAGGACTTACAAAAACCGCCGTACTACCCACAAGACCTTATGAAGCTTTACCATAAATTCTCAGATGAGAGAGATTCTATTTTTAAAACTGTGCGTGACTATGGGTTTGATGTTGACAAGGTATCTTTAACCGACTATATTCATAATGAGTTAAAAAAAATAGACGACATAACACCATTAAAGAATTAATTATGGCAATTAAAAGAACAACAATCGAAGGGACTACTATTACGTGTGAAATAGAATCAAGTAATTTAGTAAAAACAATTTACGATTCAGAAACTAAGAAAATGATCACCGAATTTAAAAACGGGGTTAAATATGAATATGATGAGGTTCCTCACAACATATACGCCCAATTTAGACTATCAGAATCTCAAGGTAAATTTTTCAATACAAGCATCTCAAAGGCGTTCAAATATAAAAAATTAGACAAATAAATCTTACGACATATTTATCTATATGGCAATAGATAAAAAAATAATTAAAAGTTTTTATTTACAGGACGAATTAAATCCTGATGTTTGGGATTTACCAAATGAGAAGTATATGGGTGATAAGGAAGCCCAAAATTATAAATTAAAATCATTAATCAGAGAACGTCTATTAAAAATTGCAAATACCTTCATTGAGTTTTTGAATGTTGAGATATTTGTTCACGACATTTATTTGTTAGGATCACTAACGGGGTACAATTGGAGTGAGTTTTCTGACTTTGACTTACACATTATTTACGACTTTAATGATGCTGGTGAAAAGAAAGAAACGTACGAGGAACTTTTCAGAATAAAAAAGACCGTATTTAACTCATCTCACGACATCAGAATCAAAGGGTATGAGGTTGAGTTATACGTTCAAGACTTAAACGAAGAGAACGAAAGTATGGGTGTATATTCATTAATATATGATAAATGGTTAAAATCACCACAAAAAGAAGATTTTGAAGTTAATGAGAAAAAGTTAAAAGAAAAGTCACAACAATGGATGGATATTATTGATGGTGTGTTGGAAAATGCTGAAGGTGAAGATTTGGACACCGCAATCCAATTGGTTGATAAGTATAAGGAAAAAATCAGGAAGTATAGATCTTGTGGATTAAAGAAAGAGGGTGAGTTCTCCTATGAGAATTTGGTCTTCAAATATTTAAGAAGAAGTGGATATATTGGTAAGTTAAATGATTTTAAAAACAAAACAATTGATAAAAACTTATCATTGGAACAAGAAAATTTTGAATAAGTCGTAAAATACAAAATATCAATATATTTATATATAAAAAAATTATGCCAACAACAGCTTGTACAAACAATTTTTATAACACCGTAGTGGTGGGTTATTTGCCGGGTACCGGTGATACGGTAGGTTCGGTCGTTACATTCAACACACCAAAACCTGAATGGACAGACGCTTCAGGGAATAGGACAATAATATGTAGTGCAGTTGCTTTGGGTGGATTTAATGGACTAAACAGTTAAAAAAAATAAAATAAAATGGGAGATTTAAAGGCGTTAGGTAGTGAAAAATTACAAGGTATGGATAAAATTAGACGTATTATGGAAATTGCACGTTATAATGAAACACCTAAACAAGAAATTAACGAACTTTCAACAACGAATTATACAATAACATTGGCTGATGGTATAACATACGGTATTGTAAAAGAAAGGTTAGGTTATATTATTAAAAGTGGTTTGAATGAATCATCTTTAGGGTATAACGACCCCATCAAACACAGAAAACATTTTAGATCATATTCTGAAGCTATGAAAAAACTTAATTTAATGGCTGGAGAATTAAATCGAGTAAATGGGTATGAGTTTGAAATTCCGTTAATTGGTGAACAATCCGATTCAAAAAAAAAATTCGTATTAAAACAAAATAAACCTAAAATGGATGCCCCACCGGCAGACGATATGGGAATGACTCCACCTGCACCACCTGCGGGTGATATGGGGACAACACCTCCTCCCCCCTCAAAGGGTGATATGGGAATGGAAACTCCACCTGCTGATGATATGGGAATGGCCCCTCCACCAGCTGGAGATATGGGTGCAACACCACCAGCAGACGATATGGGAATGACCCCTCCACCAGCAGACGATATGGGGATGACTCCACCCCCTCCACCATCTGATGATATGGGAATGGAAAGTCCTGATATGGATACTGAAGATGATGGTGAAGAACCACAAGGGCCGTCAGGGTTAAAATCAATACAAAAACTTACTGGTAGATTAAGTCAAAAAATAAGATCTTTTGATAAAGATAAAGGTATGGACTCCCAAGATATTAAATATGTTGTAAACTCTATACTATCCGCAATGGATTTGGAAAATTTAGATGAGGACGATAAAGATGACATTTTGGCTAAATTTGATGAGTCTAATGAGTACGATATGGGTGACGAAGAGTTAGATATGGGTACTGAAGATGATTTGGATATAGTAGAACCTGGTATGGAAGAACCTGGTATGGGAATGTCTGAACCGATGACTCAAGAACCTAAAGAAGGATATACTCAAATTATGGATTCATTATTTACCGAATCTAAAGTTGAAAAGGTTCTATCTAAATATTTTACAATATCGTCAGAAGAAAAACCAATTTTAGAACAAAAAAGAAAAAAAGACTTTTTAAAAGAAAAATTAAATGGTATTAAAATAAAGAAAGAAATTGAACAATTAAGTGAATCTTTAAAACAATTGGAGGTTGCTAATGAATTGTTACGTGAAAATAAAAACGCTAAATTTCTTGGAAAAACAAATCTTGAGAATTTGGTTTTTTCAGTTAACGGTAAACAAGTTAAGGTAACACCAAGAGGGAGGGTTATATGATTTTGGTATATGTAAACGAATTGGGACCAAACTATAAGGGCGATAATATATATGAATTTATATTTTCAGATTTAGATGATGTTTGGGGTGATGACTGGGATGCTGAACCAGCGTCAGGTAAACCATTACCACCCGATGTTAATTACATAAAAAAAGTCGGGGTATTAAAAAACTCAGAAATTAATTTAAACTTAATACAAAATTCAGATTTTTTTGGTATGTATGACTCGATTGATGGTGTTATATCGTTGGCTTGGGAAAGTTCAGATAGTGATGACATATTAATTCACAAAAGAAAACGTTTAGTGTTTCAATACGGAGAAAGTGTTGAATCGATTGAGAATAAATTATACGAGAGAGATGTCGTATTAAAATGGGAAAAAAATTTAGTTAAAGATGAGTCATATGAATCCTAAAATTGCAAGACTTCTTATTGAGGGGGTTTCTATCAATACTATTGAAAATTTGAGTAATTCTCAAATAAACGTTTTATATAGAAAATTAAACGAACAAAAAGGTTCTGTAAAATTAAAATCAGCAACTCCTGATCAAGTAAAACAATATACGGATCAAGGAGTTAATGTTGAAATTGGTGAGGTGGAAATGACTGAAAAAGCGGTTTCTAGAAAACAACAAAGAGCTATGGCGATGGCTTTAAAGGTGAAACAAGGTGAGATGCCAAAAAGTAAATTAAAGGGATCATCTAAAGAAATGTTTAAAATGTCTGAAAAAAATTTGGAGGATTTTGCAAGTACAAAACATAAAGGACTTCCTAATGAAGTTAGCGAGGATGATGATGTTAAAAAGTTAGAGGAAAGTATTATGAAACTTATAGAAAATCATTTACATCCACACACAACTAAAAGTGAACTTTTAAACGCGATCCGTAAACAAAGATAATGAATGAGTTTATCGAAAGAACAGGCGTTATTAGAATATGCAAAATGCGTAAATGATACACCATACGCATTAAAAACGTACTTACAGACTTACGACAACACACAATCACAATACGTACCCTTAGAGTTATTTAATGATCAAGTTACCTTGGTTAATGATTACGATACTTGTGAGGAAAATATCGCATTAAAATATCGACAAGCTGGGGTATCTACAGTTACATCCGCTTGGGCATCAAAAAGATTGGTATTTGCCAACAAAAAGAAACCTGAAAAAATTCTAATTATTGCGAATAAAATGGATACTGCCGTTGAGATGGCAAATAAAGTCCGATCCTTTGTCGACCAATGGCCAAAATGGTTAGGAGTCGGATTCTCCAATGAAAAGAACGCACAAAGACATTTTAAATTAACCAACGGATGTGAGGTTAAAGCGGTTGCAACATCAAAGGATGCCTTGCGTGGTTATACGCCAACAATATTAATTTTTGATGAGGCGGCATACATCAACGCAGATGAGGATTTTTGGTCCGCTTGTATGGCTTCTCTATCTACAGGTGGTAAAGTGATCGTAATATCAACACCAAATGGTTTTGATCCAATATATTATTCTATCTACAGTCAAGCGGTTAAAGGTATAAATGATTTTAAAATTACTGAAATGTATTGGTTTAGGGATCCAAGATATTCAAAAGATTTAAAACTTATTAAATGTAACGATATCGTACACTATATGTTGAATCGGGCAGATTATAAAGACGAGGAGATTACCTTAGATTATTCAAACATAAAGGTCTCCGATAGAAACTTTGAGGAAATAAAACAAAAAGTGGAATCGGGATATAAGGCATATAGTTCTTGGTTTGAGTCTATGGCCAAAAAATTAAAATTCGATAAAAGAAGAATATCACAAGAGTTAGAATGTAATTTTCTTGGGTCTGGAGATAACGTAATTCCGTCCGAAACAATGAAATCTATTAAAGAAAACCATATTAAAGAACCTGAAAATAAATTTATGGGTGGGGCTCTATGGCAATGGAAAGAACCAATTGAGGGTCATAAATATATTTTAGGGATGGACGTTTCTCGTGGTGATAGTGAAGATTTTACCACTTTTACCATTGTTGATTTTGATGAGAGAGAACAGGTAATGGAATATATCGGTAAGGTTCCTCCGGATGTTGTGGCTGAAATTGCGTACAAATGGGGTACAATGTATAACGCATTTATTGTTACCGATATTACCGGAGGTATGGGTGTTGCAACATCAAGAAAACTACAAGAACTTGGGTATAAAAATTTATATGTTGATGGTGTTAACCCGGCAGATAAATGGAAGTGGGATCCAAAATCCCAAGATAAAATACCCGGAATAAACTTTAACTCAAAAAGGGTTCAAATTGTTGCATCATTTGAGGAATATCTTAGACACGGGTTTGGAGTAAGGTCACAAAGATTATTTAACGAATTAAATACGTTTGTTTATGTGAACGGTAGACCTGACCATCAAAAAGGACAACACGATGACTTAATAATGGCCTTGGCTATTGCTATATACGTCGGGGAATTTTCCTTTGCAAAGTTAGAAAAGGTAACCGAACAAACAAAGGCCATGTTAGATTCTTGGACTACCGAAAAAAACATTTATAAAGACTCATCAATGAATTTTAACCCAGGAATACCTGTGGATATGTACGGAAATAACGGATATCAACGAAATGCGGCCACACAAAGTGATTATGAAAAGTATTTATGGTTATTCGGAGGAAAAAGAGTTTAGTTTATCTTATCTCCAACTATTTTTAAAATAAAAAACTTATGGCAGAAAATAAATATACAGTTTGGCAAAGGTTAGGTAAGGTTTTTGGGCCTAACGCTAACTTAGACCAACAAACTCCGGTTTTTAAATTTGATAAACAAGAATTATTAAAAACAACAAACAAACAAGAATACGAAACGGAAAAATTACAATCCCAACAAACTATGTACATTGGTCAACAATGGCAAAAGGTCGAGAGTAATTTATATCAACAAGCGGTTTATTATGAACCAACAAGAATGGCGTCGTATTATGATTATGAAAGTATGGAATATACTCCTGAAATTTCAGCAGCATTAGACATATATGCTGAAGAATCAACAACACCAGATCAAGACGGTTTAATATTAAGAGTGTATTCTGAATCTAAAAGGATTAGACAAGTATTAACAGATCTATTTACCAATAGATTAGATATTAATACGAACTTACCGATGTGGACTAGAAATACGTGTAAGTTTGGTGATAACTTTGTTTATCTAAAATTGGATCCAGAAAAAGGAATCGTAGGATGTCAACAGCTACCAAACATTCAAATAGAAAGACTGGAAAAGGGTATGAGATTTCAACCTGACAAGTATTCACAGGACATGGAGAACGACTCTTTGAAGTTTGTTTGGAAAGAAAAAAATATGGAGTTTAATACGTGGGAGATCGGTCACTTTAGAATTTTAGGTGACGATAGAAAACTCCCATACGGTACATCAATGTTAGAAAAGGCGAGACGTATATGGAAACAACTTTTACTTTCTGAAGACGCCATGATGATATATAGAGTATCAAGAGCACCTGAAAGAAGAGTATTTAAAGTTTTTGTTGGTAATATGGACGATAAAGATGTTGATCCATATGTGCAAAAAGTTGCTAGTAAATTTAAAAGAGATCAAATTGTTGATAACAAAACAGGAAATGTCGATATGAGGTATAACCAAATGGCGGTTGATCAAGATTATTTTATCCCTGTTAGAGACGCAACGGCAACCAACCCAATTGAAACCCTTCCTGGTGGTACCAACCTATCGGAAATCGCTGATATAGAGTATATCCAAAAGAAATTAGTTACTGCACTTAGAATACCAAAGGCGTATTTAGGGTTTGAGGAGGCTGTAGGTGACGGTAAAAACTTATCATTATTAGATATTCGTTTTGCAAGAACAATTAATAGGATTCAAAAATCGATGATTGCAGAATTAAATAAAATTGCAATCGTACATTTGTTTTTATTGGGGTTTGAAGATGAATTAACTAACTTTACTTTATCACTAAATAACCCATCAAAACAAGGTGAACTATTAGGTTTAGAGATATGGAAAGAAAAAATTGATTTATATAAAAACGCAACTGCCGAGATTGCAAAATCATTGGCACCTGTATCTGCATCGTGGGCCAAAAAACACATACTTGGTTTTTCTGATGAAGAAATAAGATTAGACATCCAACAACAACGTGTTGAGAGAGCGGTATATGCTGAATTGGAAAAAACTGCCGAAATTATTACTAAAACGGGGATATTTGACAATATAGATAAACTGTACGGTAAAAAAGAAGGAGATCCTGCAGGAGCAGCAACCGAAGGCGGAGATGACGGAGGTGCACCGCCTATGGGTGGAGATATGGGTGGTCCACCACCACCACCATCAGGAGGAGAACCACCAATACCGGAAAGATTGGTTAGAAACGACTTAAATTTAATATTAGAGGACGTAATATTTAAAGACGTTGATAGTTTAGATTTATCTAAAGGAAGAAATTCTTTGGTTGAAATTGATCAAAAATTGAAAGATTTAATAGATAAGTAATATTTATAGTTAAAACAAGGTATGAATACATTTGGAACAATCAAAACAAAAATAGAAAGGGTCTCTGCCAAACTTTATAAAAAACCAGAATTTAAAGGATTTATATCCGAATTAAAAATTATGGTTTTAGAAAATAAAGACATATCAGAATTGTATTATATATACGATGATCTATCAAAAAGCAAAGGACTATCGAAAGATATTGCTGACGATTATCTAAACGAAACTTTAGAATATTCAGAAATATTAATAGAAAGTTCAAAAACATTATTAAAAAAAATAGATAGATGGGTCTCGTCGTATATTAAGGAATCATCAAATGATTACAAAGATATTGATAACTCAATTTACAACAGATCTATTAGAAATTTAGAATCAATTTTAGAGTCTAAAAATAGAATTAAAAAAACGTTAATGTCTGAAGAAGTAAACCCGATAGTTAAAGAATCGGTTATTTTACCTATTTCTACAATGGTAAAAATTGCAAACGACGCTTTAAAAAAAGAAATCAATAATTTAAACGAAAATGACCGTAAAGAGTTAGATGAGATCCTTGTATTAACTTCGGATAAGGTTAAAAAAGAAATGTCAGAACTAAAAGAAAGTGTGGTTAAAGGGTTGAGATCAACTTTAACCGAATCTAAAGATGGTGATTTAAATGATACTATACAAAACACCATAAATAAAATAATGGATTCTAAAGTAGATCATTATAACTTATACAAACTAAGAAAGTTAAAAACTGGACTATGAAAAAGTTTTTTAAGTCTTTATTAGGGTCTGGAACAACAACATTATCATCCAAAAGATTTACAGGTATTATTTGTGTAATTTCTTTAGTCATCTCATTATTTGTTTCTTTATTTTCAGCAGGAAAATTAACACCAAACGAATCATTGGTTGATGTCATCGCTCTTTTATCTTTTGGGTCTTTGGGTCTTACATCTACTGAAGCAATTTTTTCAAAAAAGACCCCCAATAAAAAAGAAGAAGAAAGGGATCAGGAATGATTCTTTTGATTATATATGGCCTTTTGAATTTGAGCCCTTCGTTCTACGGAGGGTTTTTTATATTCCTTTCTTTCCTGTAGTTGTTGTATTTGTTTTGTTTTATATATTTTAAATTTGTAGGCCTTTAATGCTTGCTCTATATTTTTATTTTTTACAGGAATAATTATCATATTTTTTGTCGTTTTAATATAAATAGTAGGTGTTTTTTTAATTTTTGACAACCATAAAAAGTTTTATTATATTTTACTAAACAATAAACGGATAAGGTATGAATAATGAAAAAAGGAAAAACGTCAAAACTAAACATTTTTGATGATGCAAAATGTCAGTACGGGACGGTCGACTCAAAAAAATTAAAATCAATTTACGTAGTATTACAAACGTGGGTCGAACCAAAAGATGATTACGATAATTGGACAAAAATTACGGGCGAAATAAAAAGACAAATATTACACACCCTATTAGAGGTCGTTGACCACACAACATTTGAGAAAAAGCAAATTGTAGATCTTGATTTAAGAACGAGCGGAATACAGAAAAACAAAAAAAGTTTTTTAAATTTAGAAATAACTTTATTTATTCATAAAGAAAATATAGATTTTAAATCCGTTATTTTAAGAAGTAAGATTAAAAATATCTTACAGTCAATTCATAAAGACGACTTAAAAAATTCAAAGTATTTCACATTAAGTCGAACAAAAATTAAAGAAACCGTAAGTGCCTAATATTTATCATAAAAAAGATTATGAAGATATTAGGACCAAGTGATACGGGTAAGGGGATTCTTGTTGAGTACGATTCTGGAATTATAAACCCAAATGAATATAGAAACAGTCAAGTATTAAAAGAGTCGTATGGTCAACTAGACTATTCAAAACCATTTATATTTTATGCCACCCTTCAAAAATACGGGGTTCCAAATAGGAATGGGAGAGTCTACCCTGAGAAAATTTTAAAAAGAGAAGCTGAAAGATATAAAGAAATGATTAATAAAGGTATGTCAATATCCGAACTTAATCACCCTGAATCATCACTTATTGATTTAGATCGAGTGGCGCATTTAATTACTGAAGTGTGGTGGGAAGATAATGTAATGATGGGTAAAATAAAATTATTAACCACCCCCGGTTTTCACGAAAGAGGTATTGTGTCATCTAAGGGTGATATTGCGGCTAATATGATGAGACAAGGGGTTACTATGGGGGTTTCTTCTCGTGGTGTTGGTTCGTTAGTTAAGAAAGGTGAACAAAATGAAGTTCAGGATGATTTTGAATTAATTTGCTTTGACTTGGTTTCATCTCCATCAACACCAGGAGCATATCTTTATTTAAATAAAGAGGACAGACCTAAGTACGAAGAAAAACTAATAGAACACGAAAATATACAATCAACTTCAAATCCACTATCAAAATCTGTTGACTTAATGAAAAGATTATCCGATTATTTGGGTAAATAAAATTATAAGAAATGGATGAAAAGTATTTTGTAGCTAGAGTAACCACTGATATAGTGGATGAAAACACAGGGAAAGTAAAAAAAATTAAAGAAGAGAAATTAGTTAAGGCTTATTCACCAACAGATGTTGAGGCAAAAGTAACTAAAGTGTATGAAGCTTACACAATGGATTGGAGAATAACTGCAATTGTTGAAAGTAAAATTGATGAGGTTATAGAAGAGTAATTTTTTTAGATCTGACTTAATAAAAAGGGATACCAATCGGTGTCCCTTTTTTGTTTTTATTTTATTTATTTCATTTGTTTAGTAAAATAAAATCACTTTTTTACTATGTCGGCATATTTATCTATAAAAATAAACGCATAACACATTGTATAAAAAATGAGTATGAACGAAAAATCGGTAGTAGAAGAGGCTTTATTACAAATTAAAGCGGTCGAAAACGCTATCAGTGAAAACGCAAAAGGAATACTTGCTTCGACAATGAAGGAAGAAATCAGTGAATTAGTAAGAGAATCCCTTGGGGTCTCAAGAACAAAAAACCTACGTGAGCAAGACGAACAAGATCCAAATATGGATACTGAAGATGAAGAAGAAGTTGACGTAGAAGAACCTGAAATGGATGTTGAAGACGAAGGTGAAATTGAAGGTGAAGAACCTGAAGTTAAAATGCCGTCTGTAGATATGTTATCAGGTGATAATCAAACAGCCGAGTTACCTCCATTAGATATGACACAATCACCAATAGGTGATGTTATGAAGGTATTCAAACTTATGGGTGATGAAGATGGTATCATCGTTAAAAAAGACGAAAAAGGTATCCATTTATCTGACCCTAGTAACGATGTTGAATATTTAATCCAAATGGGTGACGAGTCTGAAAATCCACAAGATATGATGGAAAATGAATATATAGACGCATTAAGAAATGGTGGTCTTATGGGTGAAGAGTTTGGTGAAGAACAACCTGTATTCGAGTTGGAACTTGACGATGTTGATATGGAAGAACCAAGAATGTCAAGAAGACATAGAGATATGGATATGGAAGAACCAAGAATGTCAAGAAGACATAGAGATATGGATATGGATATGGAAGAACCAAGAATGCCAAGAAGACATAGAGATATGGATATGGATATGGAAGAACCAAGAATGCCAAGAAGACATAGAGATATGGGTATGGAAGAAACGTATGGCATGGATGAAACGTATGGTATGGAAGAAACGTATGGCATGGATGAAATGTATGACATGGATGAAACGTATGGCATGGATGAAACGATTTATGAAGTAGATAAAGATGAGTTGGAGTCTGTTTTAGAATCATTTAAAGCGATTGGGATTGGGTTTGGTAAACCAGGTAATGGTTTTGCTAAAACATCAGTTAACCAAAAAGGTTTTAATGGTAATAAAACATCAGGTGGTAAAGGTAAGACAGGAAATGGTCCTAAATTCAAATACCCTTCAATTAAACACGGAGTTACTGAAGTAGAAATGGAAGAGGAAGAGTTTGAAGGATGGTCTAAGGAAGAAGAAAACGAAGGAATGATTGACTCACCAGAAACTACTGAGGCATCAAGAACGTTAGGTAACGGTAGAAAATTCGGAAGAAAAGGATTACCAAAACCAAGAACGGCACCAAGACACTTAAATGTTGAGTCAACAAATAAAGAATTAAGTTTACTTAGAGAGAAAAATGAAGAGTATAGAAAAGCTTTGGATTTTTTCAGAACTAAATTAAATGAAGTTGCGGTATTTAACTCAAACTTGGCCTATTCTACTCGTTTATTCACAGAACAATCAACAACAAAACAAGAAAAGATTAATATTCTTAGAAGATTTGATTCAGTTGAATCATTAAAAGAATCTAAAAGTCTTTATCAAACAATCAAAAAAGAATTAGACGGAAAAGGAACTGAGTCTATGGTTACAGAATCTATACAGAGAAAAGTGATCAAAACACCTCAAACAGGATCATCATCTAATTTGATTGAAAGTAAAACGTACGAGAATCCGCAATTCATGAGAATGAAGGATTTGATGACAAAAATTAAATAAAAATAAACTTTTTTAAAACACTGTATATTTATATACATAAAATAAAAAATAAACTCAGATTAAAAATTAAAAAATGGGAGCATTATTAGAATCAGGTCTTGTAGGTAACATAGGGTTAAAACACCTTAAAGTTATCAAAGAAGATACAATTAACAAATGGGATCGATTAGGATTCCTAGACGGACTTAAAGGTCACGTTAAAGAGAACATGGCACAATTATATGAAAACCAAGCATCTCACCTAATTAACGAAGCTGCGTCAACTGATAGTTCAGGTTCATTTGAAACTGTAGTATTTCCTATCGTTAGACGTGTATTCTCTAAATTATTAGCTAATGATTTAGTTTCTGTACAAGCAATGAACTTACCTATCGGTAAATTATTCTACTTCATTCCTAAAATTCAAGGATATGACACAGGTCAAGACCCAACTGCTGGTGGTACACATTTGTCTCCTATTGGAGCTGATGGTGGTCCTGCTCAAGGAGCTGGTTATTCAACAACCGATAAAAATCTTTATGATAGATTTTATGAAGGTAATGAAGCTCAATTAGATCCTCCAGGATTGTTTGATTATTCTAAAGGTACGTTTTCTGCTATCACTTCAACTTCGGTTGGTACTGTTGCTTGGTCTGCGGGTAACTTAATTTCTTCAGGTTATTCTGCTGGTGAGTATAGAAAAGTACTTATTGGTTTGTCTGGTTTCTCTAATGCAGGTGCAGGTAAAATGGTAGGTCCTGATGGTCAAGAAATGGATAACGAAGCATTCCTTTCTGATTTAAGAATTAGCACAAACCTTTCTCAACAAAGTGCATCTTTTGGTTCACCTTTCTCAGGAGCAGGATCAGGATCCTTATTATTTAGAGTTGTTACTCAGAAATATGGTAAAGGTATCGTACAATACGGAACACAATCATCAACTTCTTTCCCTTCAACAGGTAATGGTGGTTCATATGATAACATTTGTTCTCAAAATGGTATTATCTATTTAGAAGTTGATTTACAAGTTCCTTGTTCAATAGGATCAGCTTCTATGGATGGTTATTCAGGTTTAACAACTACAATTGGTGGAGCTGCGTATGGTGCTGCTGGATCTGCATTTACTGCAACATACAGAGTTTACAAAGAAATGGAATTTGAAGATCAAATTGGTGAGGTTTCTTTTGACCTTGAGTCAGTTACTGTATCTGTTACAGAAAGAAAACTAAGAGCACAATGGTCTCCTGAATTAGCACAAGACGTTTCTGCATTCCATAACATCGATGCTGAAGCTGAATTAACAGCTTTATTGTCTGAACAAGTGGCTGCTGAGATTGACCGTGAGATTTTACGTGACTTACGTAAAGGAGCGGCTTGGAATCTTCGTTGGGATTACAACGGATGGAAAAGAGGTACAACTGCAAATCCATTAACTCAGTACACACAAAAAGATTGGAATCAAACGTTGTTAACTGCGATTAACCAAATTTCAGCACAAATCCACAAATCTACTTTAAGAGGTGGTGCTAACTGGATCGTAGTTTCTTCTGAGATTTCTGCAATCTTTGATGATTTAGAGTACTTCCACGTATCTAACGCATCCCCTGAGCAAGATCAATACAATATGGGTATTGAAAGAGTTGGTACATTAGCTGGTCGTTACCAAGTTTACCGTGACCCTTACTTCCCACCGAACACAGTGTTAATGGGACACAAAGGAACATCATTGTTAGACACAGGTTACGTTTACGCACCGTACGTACCTCTACAATTAACACCTACAATGTATAACCCGTTCAACTTTACTCCGATTAAAGGAATAATGACGAGATACGCTAAGAAAATGGTTAATAACCGTTTCTACGGACGTATCACAGTTGATGGTGTTCGTACATTTGATTTAAGAGAATTGAGATAATCAAAATCTTAAATAACACTACAAAAGGGACAATTTATTGTCCCTTTTTTTATGTCTTGTTGATCGATATAGAACCTCCAACCATTATGGGGTATTGAGAATATCCGTAAATCAAACAAATTATAATTAAAAACCAATAAATGTTCATTTAAACATGAAGTAAATAGACAAATACGTAATTATACGTATATTTATATAAAGACTCGACCTGCCCGTGGTATATGGGGGATTCCTTAAAAAGGATTCTTCAAGTGAGCATAAAAAAAATAATTTCACTATATTATGAAACATTTTTTTATATTTTTATTTACAACTTTTCTATCCTTTAATTTATTTTCACAAGGAGTTTCAATAAATGCGGATGGAAGTAATCCAGATAACTCCTCAATGTTGGATATTAAATCAACATCTAAAGGTATTTTAATACCAAGAATGACACAATCTGAAAGAGGTTCAATCACATCACCATCAAATGGATTATTGGTTTATCAAACTAATGGAACACCTGGTTTTTATTTCTATGATGTTTCATCATGGGTTAGATTAGCAACAGGTACCGAATCACTATACACTGAAAGTACAGGTATAGATATAACAAATAATGTTATAACTAACACATCTCCAGATCAAACAGTAGTATTAACTCCTAGTACAGGTATAAATGTTACAGGCACATATCCTAATTTTACAGTAACAAATACTTCACCTGATCAAACAGTTGCTTTGACTGCAGGTTCAGGAATTGGAGTAACTGGTACATATCCCAATTTTACAATAAGCAATACAGACCTAACGACGGGTGTTTCTCTCACATCGGCAGGTGGGACTGAGACTCTTGTGAATGACGGAACAGGTTCTTCACTATCAACTAAAGGTATTTCAGCAGGTACGGGTATCTCATTATCTAGTACATCCACAGCACTAACTTTAACTAATAGTGCTCCAGACCAAACAGTGGCGTTAACAAGTGGTGGTGCAACAACAATAACTGGAACGTACCCTAACTTTACAATATCATCAACAGACAATAACAGTGGTGGAACTTTAACAAGTGTAACGGCAGGGAGTGGACTTGATGGTGGTACTATAACATCTACCGGAACAATATCAATGCCAAATACGGGAACAGCCGGAACTTATGGTTCGGCTACTCAAACACCGGTTTTAACAACAGATGGTCAAGGTAGAGTAACGTCCGTTACAAATACAACAATTACAGGAACAGTCCCTGGGGGTTCGGCAGGTGGGGATTTAACTGGAACTTATCCCAATCCAACGATAGGTACAGGTAAAGTGACTTCAACTCATATACTAGATGGAACTATAGCAACCGTAGATATTGCAAATAATACAATTGATGGGTCAAAAATAAATTTAACATCAAATGCGTCTGGCGATATGATGTATTACAATGGTACTGATTGGGTTAGAGTTGCCGCAGGTACAACGGGACAAGTTTTAATTGCTGCAGGTACATCAGCACCAGTATGGACAACAAAGTACTCTAAATATTCTCTTTATAACAACATTTCAGCAACGACTGCAAGTACAACTGGAGCGAATAATAATGCCATATATGGAGCTGGTGTTTATAGTAATGTTTGGTATGGTGCAATTAACCCTGGGACAACCGCAGTAAATTTAGGTACTTTAGTAAATTCAGCTATTTTAATATCCGACGGTAATGATCAACTAGCTTCATATGAGGGTTGGATAACTAACTCAAGCACTACTGCATTAACTATTGGTGTGTATGTTGTAAAATATGCGGCCGGAAGTACAACTCAAACAAGTACAGCAACAAGTTCCGGAACATTAATAGCTTCAACCACAACAATCGCAGTTGCCGCAGCTGCAAATAGTGCTACAAAATTTAATGTCAATTTAAGTAATGCACAGCTAACAGCAAATGATGTTATAGTCATTTTTGTAAGAAATCTATCAGGCGGAAATAGAACGTATTATCACCAAGGACAATTAAATGTACTTAGAGTATTCTAAATTATAACAATTAATCAATGATAAAATTTATACTCATATTATTTTTTCCATTGTGGATTTATTCACAAGGTTCCCTAGTTGTCTCTAGTGGTACAAATATAGTATCAACAAATAACCCAATTATAAATTTATATAATACCAATTTATCCAATAATACAGGAACGAACAATTTAGGTCCTGGTACAATATGGGGATTTACTGGAAATGTATCACAAAATATAAATGGTACAAATATCACATCCTTCCACGGTTTAAGATTAAATAACACGGCCGGTTATACTTTAGCATCCAACACCACAATTACAAATCGTTTAGAAATGGTTAATGGTAATATTGATTTAAACGGTAATACTTTAGA